ATTCATTCACACATGACTACACTTCACGATGCACTCACTGCACGCTTCGATGACATCGACGAGATCAGGGACGTAGCTAACTACGGCTGCTCCGCTGGTGTCTCTGGTTTCATCTACTATCACGAGATTGAAAAGTTCTTTGATGAATACGAAGATGAGATCTACGATTACCACAACGACATGGACCTGCCACTTGCTGCCTTTGTTGACAGTGACTCCACCATCACACAGCTCAAATGCCTGGCTGTGTGGGCTGTCGTTGAGGGCTGGTGTCAAGCCCAGCTTAATGCTCACGAGCTAGAACAGGAGGCACTCGCTGCCTGATGCGTTATCAAGTTCTCTACACACGGGGCGGACCCATTCGCCCTGGTAACATCACCGCTTGTGAGTACGTCACAGCACGTAGCCACTCGGAAGCATGGACCAAGGGCACAGCCCTGGCTGTCGGTCATGAACAGGTAGCCGAAGTCATCCCGCTGCCTGAATCATGAGACTATCTCCCACCCTACATAAACACGCAACTATGTACAATTCAGAAACCATTGTCGAAGATAACATCGACTTTTGGTATGACAGTCTAAACGATTGTTATGTAAACAACATGCCAATTGAAATGGTGTGTACATACGTCGAAGCAATCATGGACGAAGACACCGAATGAGAATCACAATCATCGCGGCTGTCGCCATCGTTGCTGGCAATCTAGGGCTAGCTGCTGCTGACATGCTTATGGACATGCAAGACAAGCGCATGTCTGCCCTCTGTAAAGTTCAACCCACCTACTGCAAATGAACTACTATCACATCAAATCTGACGACGATCGTGTGTATGTACGCATCCCACGTAGCAGGTACACACACAGTTTCCGCACTCAGATCTCAGCCATGGCAGCAGCCACAGGCTGGTCAGAGAGTAAGTGTGTAAACTATGTACACCGCAAACTAAAAGAAAAAGAACAGGTTGCAATTGAAATTGCATCCACCTTCACCTTTGACAATCGCCTTACCTACAAATGATCTGGAACGAAAGCACCATCATCCTTGCCATCGTCGGTATGGTAGGATTGTTCAGCACTGCCATCATCTGGCAACGTGCCAATCGCATCACTTCTAAATACTATGGAAAACGCTAAATCACTTGACGACGACTTCTTTATCAAGAACGCAGTCTATTGTTGGCTGCATTACTTCGGAGACAAAGGACACAAATGGGAACCTATCTACAAGGAACTAGCACAACGTGACACCTTCAAACCAAAGCCTCAACCACGACCAGCAAGACGTCGTAAAGCTCAGCCCAAAGCTGAATGAGTACAACGTGATCCTATCTAGTGGCGAGCCTATGTACATTCTCGCCGCCAATGCTGAGGAAGCCGCATGGTCTGCCTTAGAATTGTCCGAAGATAGGCAATGTAAACTTGTCAACGTATTGTTATCTAATGAGTGGTAAAAAGAAACCGTACTATCCAAACAACTGGCGCATGTTCAAAGATGCACCAGACGAAGCCTTCATGCCTCACACCTTTGAGGAGGTCATGGAATGGAAGGTAGCCGGTTGGGAGCTACCTGCTGATGTTGCATGTATCATCCGTGCAACCAACCTCAAGACACACAAAACGAAGGAGTTCGTTTACAAGCGTCAACACGCAGCCGAGCAAAAGGTCTTGGATCTCATGGACGCCAAGACACATGAGTTCACTGTGTGTACACATGATGCACTACACTACGTTGGACCTGATCAATCAATCGACAATGACTGAAGCCACCTACAACTTTCGCCTTGACACTCTCATCCATGAGATTGACATGCACCCACACAAAGACGAGCTGCTCTATCTCATGATGGAGCAAGCATTTGATGAACTGACCACCAACTATGAGGAGTGATTGACCAAGTTTGCAGACATCGCAGCGCAGATCAAGCTTGAGAGACAACAGATTTCTCAGGGTCTGCAGGAACTACGCAACAACACGTCAAAACTAGAGGAAAGAACCTATGCCTCAGCTAGTGTGTACGGCGTGGCTTCTATTGAGCGTCTTATCCCTGATGTGGTTGCACGTATTGAGCACACTAACAACAGGATAAACCAAGGTAAGACAGGCGTAGCCTTTCGTGAGATACGTCAATTCCTCAAGGACATAGAGCCTGAAGCTGCTGCTTCCATCGCCTGCAAGGTAACGTTTGACAAGGTATTCAGTCCTAAACAAAAGAATGCCTTGGTTCAGAATGTCACTGATGCAATCGGTCAAGCGATCGAGAACGAGTGCATGATGCGTCACTACGAACGCAACGTGCCTGGTCTGCTGCACACCATCAAAGAGAATTACTTTCACAAATCTATTGGTACACACCAAAAGGTGAAGGTAGTCACTACTCTCATGAACAGGTATGACGTAGATCATTGGAAGTGTTGGGGATCAGCTAACCGCATCAAGCTAGGTGGCTGGTTGCTAGACTGTATCTGCGAAGCTAGCCACTGGTTCATGCGTGACATACGTCGTGAAGGACGTAAGACACACAACTATGTGGTGCCTACGCCTGAGTTCATGAGCATCAAGGATCAGGTCATGTGTAACGCTGAGCTGTTCAGCCCATTAGCATGGCCGATGCTTGTCGAGCCTAACGACTGGACCAACGACACACCTGGTGGCTACTTGCTTAACGAGGTCATGCGTGGTCACAACATGGTGAGGCGGAGCGATCCCTTACTTATACAGGGAGAAACCCCGATCAACTTTCTGAACAAAATTCAGAAGGTTGGATACACCCTCAACACGTTCATCATACATGTCGCAGAGACATTTCAAGAACGTGGTATTGAGGTCGGTAAGTTTATCCCTGTTGTTGAGATACCTCTTCCACCCAAGCCAGTTGATATTGCAGAGAACAAAGATTCTCGCAAGGACTATCGACGTAAAGCTGCAGAGGTATGTAACATCAATGCACAAGCGTTTCAGAAGTCATGTCGTACAAGGATGACAATGAACGCAGTGAAGATATTCAAAGACTACGAGAAGTTCTACATTCCGTGGTCGTTTGATTATCGTGGACGTGCTTACCCTATACCTGCATTCTTGACACCTCAAGATACAGACTTTGGTAAGTCACTCCTCAAGTTTCATGACAAGTCGTTCATGACACCTGAAGCTGAAGAATGGTTAGCCTTTCAAGTCGCAACAACATACGGACTTGACAAGGCACCCATGGCTGAACGGTTGGCATGGACACGTGATAATGTCACAATCATCGAACGTGTAGCCACTGATCCTGTTGGATGTCTTCCTGAATGGGAGGTCGCTGATGAGCCTTGGCAATTCCTTGCAGCATGTGAGGAATACTATGCATGTGTGATTGCATGTACAAGACAACACACCAACCTGCCTGTAGCTACAGATGCTACATGCAGTGGTCTTCAGATCTTGGCAGGTCTTGCCAGGGACGCATCCACTGCTAAGCTGGTTAACGTACTGCCTTCTGATAAACCTCAGGATGCGTACAAGGTTGTCGCACAGCAAGCGACTCCGAACGTCCCTGATTCAGTGAAGCCTCACATGGACAGGAAGACTGTAAAGAGAGTCGTGATGACTGTTCCTTACAATGCCAAGCCGTTCTCCAATCGTGGGTACATACGTGAAGCATTGAAGGAGAAAGGTATTGAGGTCGAAAAGGATGACTTGACTGCTACTGTCAAAGCTGTACGTGATGCCATGGACGTAATCGTTCCTGGACCTATGGCTGTGATGTCGTGGATTGAGTCAGAGGTCGGCAATGCAATCGACCGTGGTCTTGACAAACTTACTTGGATCACACCTTCTGGCTTCTCCGTTACTCAACGTCTGATGAAACCGCAGGTCAAACAGATTGACTTGCAGTTGCTTGGTCGTTGTCAAGTACGGGTAGCCGTTGGACCAAGTGATAAAGTTGACAAGAACCACCACAAGAACGCTACTGCACCAAACCTGATCCACTCACTCGATGCCTCTCTACTGCACCTATCTGCACTACGCTTCGACGCTCCGATATCCCTCATACACGACTCGGTTCTTTGTCGTGCTACTGACATGTCTGTTCTATCGACCATTGTTCGTGAGACATACATGCACCTATTTGCGGAGCATGACTACCTAACTTCCTTTGCCCATCAAATCGGGGCAGAGACAGACCCACCGATGATTGGCGATCTTGAGCCAGCTTCGGTCATCGAATCCACCTATTTCTTCTGTTAATGGCACGTACCATCATCAAAACTGAACAGCCCGTTGTCCTCGAAGGTTATCAGGCTGTACTGCAACCCGGTAAGTTCGGCTACAAGCTCATGGCTGTGGTCGGTCAAGACATCGTGGATCAGCTTGAGGCTGACCGCACTGAGTCCCTCAAGTGGGCTGAATCTAAACTCAAGAACCCCAAGCGTTCGGTCATGAAGCCCGAGCCCTGGGAAGAAGTCTCCGAAGGTAAGTACCAGGTCAAGTTCACCTGGAACGACGAGACCAAGCCACCTGTGGTTGACACGGAAGGCACCCTGATCACTGACGAGAGTACGCCTCTGTACAGTGGATCCAAAGTCAAGCTGGCATTCTTCCAAAAGCCTTACATCCTCAAGGATGGTGTGACCTACGGCACGAGCCTGAAGCTGAAGGCTGTGCAGGTCATCTCTCTTTCGTCTTCCGCTGGTGTGGACACCGGTGACATGGACGACGCAGATGTAGCTGAGCTGTTCGGTAAGACCGAAGGCTTTAAAGTTGGTGATCCCAACGTGTCCAACGATGCAGGCGAACCCGAAGACGACTTCTGATGATTGAAATTTCTATTACTAAAAACGAAGAGCTTGGTCTTTACCAATGCGACATGACTGCCAAGCTGCCTCCAATCACGGTGACTAAATACAAGAAGTCTCGTGATGACTTCCGTTACGAGATGCAGCGTGCAGTCAATGAGATTGTCGATGAACTTGTAGAGCAAGCACTGGAAGACGCAGACTGATGGCATTCCGCTCAGGTCTAGAAGAGAAGGTCGCTGATCTTCTCGTAGAACTGGGTGTCAAATATGAATACGAATGTAAAAAGATCCCGTATGTAATCTCTCACACCTATTGCCCTGACTTCGTTCTTCCGAACGGTGTGCATCTAGAGTGTAAGGGTTACTGGGATTCTGCAGACCGAAAGAAGATCAAATCAGTCAAACAACAAAACCCTGACATTGATCTTCGCATGGTCTTTCAGGCACCCTACAACACAATCTCTAAAAAAAGTAAAACAACGTACGCTGCGTGGTGTGATCGAAACAACATTCCGTGGTGTTCGTTTGCAAATATCCCTCTTAAGTGGCTCCTATGAGCGACTCTGAATTTGTACGCCACATGGCGTGTGACAACTGCGGATCGTCTGATGCAAACTCCTTGTACTCAGACGGTCACGCCTTTTGTTTCAGATGCTACACACATACAAGTGGTAACGACACCACCATTGTTCACAATCACCAAATGCGAGATGTCCACCTACAAGGCTCAGCCGGAAGGCTGCAGAAGCGACGAGTCTCAGAAAAGACCTGTGAGTTCTTCAAGGCATATAAAGACGGAGAGAACTTACGCTTCCATTATTTTAGCAGCGCTGGAGCACTTCTCGGTGCAAAGGTAAAAACTAAAAACAAAGACTTTACCTGTGAAGGTGAGGTCAAAACCTTGTACGGAATGCAGAACTTCCGTCACAAGACCACAAAAAAAGAGCAGAAGCTCGTCATCGTCGAAGGTGAGATGGATGCGCTGTCCGTGTGGGAGGCTCAACCGAACTGGGATGTCGTAAGCATTCCGAACGGTGCGCCTGCTGCCAAGAAAGCCATCCAGCACAACTACGAATGGATCAACTACTATGATAAGATTGTTCTGTTCTTCGACAACGATGAAGCCGGTCAGAAGGCCGCCAAAGATGCCGCCGGTGTGTTACCACCTGG